TAAACATATAAAACGTATTGCATGTTGTGCACAATAATCCTCTGGTTAAATCTTTTCCATATTCGCACGGTTTTCCGTTTATAGTATAGGTTACTGCAAAATTCAATGATTCGCAGTAAGGGCATACTGTTTCTTCAAAACCATTTTTCAAGTAACCCTGGGTTAGTTTCATTTTGTCTCCCATGTTGGTCGAAATTCTTCTTCTGCGATTGTTTTTGATGGTTTCTCGTCGGCGGTTGAGGCGGGTGTGTCGTCGGTAATCTCAAACATACAAACATCCACTTCTCGATAATCTGGCTCGTCGCTGATATCGATAATGCAATGCTTACCAACAAACTGTAGTGCATCCTCTAACACGTCAGTATTGTAGAAATCGCCATGACAAATTTCACCATCATCAGAAACAAACTCATACGTTTGTTTATTTGGAAATATCCCTGAAAGTTTTCCCTTTAGTTTCATTTTAAATACTCCTCCACGAACTTCGGCACGTCAAATCCCGGGTCGGTGCGGTTAGGGTTTACCTGATAGTGTCCAAGGATATTAACTGCCGTCGGTATCACTCCTTGAATCATTTTAATAATGCTCGCAATGTCTCGAAATTCTTTCTCGTCAGGCATCCTTCCCGATGGCCCGCGTCGCTCTATTCCAATAGAACATTGATTCATGCGTCCATCTTTAGATTTGCAATGCCAAGCTACCGTATTGAAATGTACCAATTGATACCAATATTCATCTTCCCAACATATATGGCATGATTTTATTTCACCATCTGGAGGGTCAACTAAGTATTCAGCACAGCTCTCTCCATAAGCGGGCGAATGTAAAATAATGGTGTGAGGCGGATGGGCAAAAAACCCACCAACGTGAATGGACATGGGCGTATGAGTAATTATTTCCTTTATTGTTGGGTGTATTTTTTGAACTGTACCGGTGGCAAACGGCTGATGACTCGCCTCAATAGGCTTACAGACAGGGCACACATAGGTCATTTGGTTGATGGGGTCTTCCCATCCTCCAACGCCATTGCACATATAGCAGGGGGTTATTTCTGGCATTTGGCGAACTCCTTTTCTCTTTGTTCTTTCCATTCATCCTCTACCGTAACGCATATCAGAACGCGAAGTGATGCGTAAAGATATTCGACGAGAACGCGAACAGGCAAACATACCCAGTCATTGACATCGTATTTGACTAGAAGTTTTTCAAGGTCGTCGATAAATTTCTTGTTTTCAAATGGGTTCTGCATTGATTTCTCGTTTTTTGAAGTTTAGAGAAACATTATCGCCATGCACCTTACGAAGCTCAAGCAGTCTGATTACGGCTTCGTCATGGTTGACATATTCGTCTGAGAAGAAAATCTCGTCATTAAACGATGTTCCTTTTCTCACCTCGACCATATAGACAAATTCGTTCGTCATTATTTCACCTCTCTATGTCTTCGTATTTTGACCATATGGGTTTTGTGAATGATTTCCCCTTGGGCCTTCAATGAGCATAACGTGCAACGGCTCAGATGTGTTATGAATTTCGTAATTATCATATTTCTGATTTACTGCGTGAACGTTTTTAGATTGTGTTAAAATTTTTGAAATAGCTTCAAGTGAGTCGTTCATTTGTTTTATTTGATGTACAATGTAAAAATACTCTCTACTAAATGAGATAGAATTTCTAACCATTTCATCAAGATTTCGTATTTCATCAGCAAGTTTTTGAATTTTTGCAACAAATTCAGATGTTTTGTTTCCCATTTTTCACCTCGTTAAAAACCATTGTGCGGTACAGCCGCGTGAGTAATTCGCTTTTTCTTTTTCAACACGTCCATCTCTAAGCATGAAAAGCAAGTGTGTGTACAGTGAATTTCGATTAACCCCTGTTTTTTCTGCTAAGTCATGCGTCGATTGCTTGCCCATACGAAGCAACTTCAACACCTCGTCTCTAACCCTAAGAGATTCGGGAAGCGGTTTTTTATGGTGACATTTTGTGAACCTAAATAGCGTCGGTCGGATCCATTTGTGATGACATTTGTCACACCGATAAAGGATGAGACCAGGTTCTTGAATGTCCGGTTTAGCACCACACTTGCATGTTATTTGTTTACTCACATCTGCTCCTTTACTGCCTTGATAATACTATCATTTTCACCTTCATAAAATCTTTTATGCGTCAGTATCATCTCAGTGGAAATTTCTAATATGTCGTTTGAAAAGCGGTCTAAGTTGTTTTCTTTTAACAATTTCATTATTTTATTCAACGTTTCTTGTTTCAACTCTGAGTATTGATACTCACATTCGCATTGAAACTTATATGTCAGTGATAATGCTTCAATTTGTTTTTCTAATTCATCTGTTTTGTTGTTTTTCTTTTTCATCTCTTATCTCTTTCCGCCATCGAAAGAATGGCGTACCCTCCGATATCTTGCCAGGGGTCCTCTTTGTCTGAATTCGGAGATGCAATACGAAACAATTTGTCAATGATTCTGGTCACGGCTAACACGTCGGGGTACTGTTCTACGGTAATGCCGTGAGGGTATAGAATCGCCATAAGCTCAGGGCACCGTCGGAAAGAATCGCCATAGTTGAGTTGTTTCTTTTTTAATAATTCTGCGATGTGTAACGCGTGTGTATGAAACTCTGTGTAGTCGCTCTCGATGCACTCCCCCGTTTGCTTAACTATTTGAATATGTGAAAACGTAGGTACATATGGGTGCATTGGTGTTGGTTTTGTTCCCATTTCTTCTAGCGTGCATTCTCTTACGATTTTATTGTCCATTTTATTTGACCTTTCTTGTTACGAAATAAATTTCGACTTGATATTTCTCACCGCATTTGCACTCCACGTCAAAATCACCCCATTCAAGCATATGCTCAACCTGCCTGCCTTTTGACTCGGAAAACTTAAACTCATGGTGGCAGTAAGGGCACTCAATCGTTTCTTTGTAACTATCGTCGTAGTCTCTCATTTTCTTAGCTCCTCACATGAGAAAAATATATCAATTTGAAATGCTTTATGACATTCTCTGCAAATTATTTCTGTCATATAATCGTTTACGATTTCATTTATTTCATTAAATCGTAAACTCCGCATCCCTATTTTTTCTCTACAGTGTGGGCACACGATTCTTTCAAGATAGGTCATTTTCTCATATCCTCGATTTTCCGTTTTGCATCCTCGGCGCCATAGCCGACGATGGTTTCATATCCAACGCCCCGTAGGTACACTAACCAATCTGCTTGGTGTGGCTCTGGACATTTTCCCTTCTCTTTCTTCATCTCAATCCATAGCCGCCATTCAGGGATAAACAGGTCTGGCACTCCCCTTGTTACTCCTTCACACTTTAGGCGATTAGCGACAGAGATTGAACGTTTCTCACCGTTCGGAATGGCGAATATACGCACAGGCGAATATGTTTGCCGAAACCATTTTACAAATTCCATTTGCTCTTGATGTTCAGATTTCATTTTGTTCTTTCTTTTATTCCATATTTGGATTCCCATTCGTCATTTCAAAGCAATTAAATTCGTTCAAATTGTTTATATTTATAGATTTTTTAATTATAAAATATTGAAAATAAAATTTATCTACACCACCTGCAACCGAACGCCATTCAACGCTCCATCGTGTGCCACAGCGAAGGCAAATACACCGCAGATCTCTTTCTAATGGTGGTATTTTATAATTTTCCATTGCTACAAAATGACAATGTGGGCAATTAATACCAGGGCACACAATAGGCCCTTGCATCTCTCTTAGATAGATTCTCCTCGTCACTTCATAAAATTTCCCATTTTTTTTGTACTTAATTTTCGACGGACACTTTCCTTTTGTCATGTTGCAAGCGATTTCAATCAACATCTCGTTTCCTACTATCGAGACCCCTGCATCCATAGCCATTTTCATCAGGCGGTGGCGACCCATGTCGCCTCCTCTCCCCTCGTGAGTAACGGGCAAATATTCGGTTATTGGCGTATCGCTCATGTTCCCATAGTACGTTACTCTGAGCATATTTTTCCCACTGCCTCTCGAAACGTAATCGTCCCAACGCCAGCCCGTGACATCCATCTCAAGACCACCATCTCCCATAATATCGTCGTCATGGAGCTTGAAAACCTTGGGTTGCACTGGGAACGCTGCACCGCACACAGGGCAAACTTTCGCCGATAAGTGGACTAGCTCATTGCATTGCTCGCAAACCTTGACAGGTGCCTCTCCAGTGCGCTTACCGTGCTTGGTTGGAGGCTGCACATTGGTTATGGGGCCGTGCCTCGATACGTTCCCTGCAAAGTCGAGAAAGAGACAATCTTTGACGTGTTCTTTGACCCTCATGCCACGACCCGCCATCTGGCAATGAAGACCCGGGGATTCGGTCGGCCTAAGCATCACGATACAATCGAGGTTTGGCGCGTCAAATCCCGTGGTCAACACGTTGGCGTTCGTTAGGTGCCTTATCTCGCCAGCTCGAAATTTCTGGATTATTTCGTCTCGCTCTCCTTTTGGCGTCGCTCCCGTAATGCACGCGCTAGACTCCCCGAGTTCAGACAGGATGTCTCTAATGGCGTTTGCGTGGGCAACACCGCAGCAAAAGTAAAGCAGCGACCGTCTATCAGTCGCAAGTAGAAGGGTTTCTTCGACCACTTTAGCATTGGATGTTGTGGTATTAACTGCATGTTGTAACTCCTTTTCGATAAATTCCCCGCCTCGTTTCGCAACCCCTCTCACATCCAGTTGGGCTTGAGTGTGCTTCGACCGAAGCGGGGACAAATAGCCATGATAAATAAGCTCCTCGATTGATACGGGTTCAATGATGTCTGAAAAAATCGCAGGTTTTTCGGTGATTAACCCGTGGCCTAACCTGTAAGGCGTGGCGGTCAAACCACACACGCACATATTAGGATTAATTTCTTTCATCTTTAATATAAGCGTGCGATAGCGCCCATTTTCATTGTGCGAAATAAGATGATTTTCGTCGACAATAATTAAATCCGTGTGGCCTAGTTCAGCCTCGTGACCTGCGAGAGATTGAATCCCTGCAAACGTGATTTGATTAAGCTCTTTTCGTCCCATGCCGGCGCTATAAATTCCTAGCGGTGCTTCAGGCCAGATGGCGAGGAGCTTTGATGCGTTTTGCTCAATAAGCTCCCTCACATGTGATAACATCAATACGCGCGTCTCGGGCCATTTGGAGATAGCGTCCTTGCATAGCTCAGCGATGATATGACTCTTACCTGAGCCTGTAGGCATTACGATACATGGCCAGCCTGAATGGTTCTGGAACCATGCGTAAAATTGGTCGAGAGTGCGCTGTTGGTAGGGTCTCAACATTAGAAAGGAATCTCCTCACTCGCCTCAATTCGCGCCCCTAGCTCTTTCCGTATCTCCATCACAATAGGCTCTTGCTTAACGCACGCCTCGGTATTGCCGAGCAGCTCTTTCGAGCCGAAGGTATTCATACGATGATAGTTTGCCTCCTCGATTTCTGATATATTTTCCGATAGAAGTTCCTTGCTCCCAAACGTATGCGCGTCGGGTTCACCGTTCTGAATGCGTTTCCCGTCAATTAAGTATACTGCCATATGGGGATTTTGAGACGCTTCTCTCGTCCACGGCACACTATCCGGATGAATTACGTGGCTCTCACAACCAACCCTCTGAAACTCAACAGGGATACCGTCAGCTCCGTGTCTCTCACACCGCCATGTCGAATTTTCCAACGGCGTGGAGTGGGCACACGTTCTGCAATTTGCTTCCTTGGTTTTTTTGGTCACGTGGCAAAATTCCCAACAGTCACATATTTTACATTGGTACCATGTACTATTCTCTGATATTCGAGGCGGGGCGTGTGTTTCCTTCACGACACGATGCCCTCTCGTGATGGCCTTTTTGGCTACCTCCTCATCAAGTTTTATTCTCTCGATATGTAGGTCATCATCGTTTTTACCCACACCGTAATAAAGAGCGCGGTCAATGTTTGACCCCATCATATAGCAGTGCATTTGCACAACATGAGATGGGTGTGACTTTTCTACTCCATCCTTTTCGAGAGCTTTAAACATGGTGTCCTTATGGGTTTTAATCTCAAGGATATGCTTCTTTTTTGGTGCAGCAGGCACACCCGAATGGATGATGCCATCCAAAGAACCCGACACATGACACCCAAAATCAACATGGAATTGATTTTTAACGTTCTGGACATCAACTCCAATAGCTCGCAGCTCTCGGATAACAATTTCTTCCTCTCGCTTTCCCCTCTCGAATAGGCCAAGCACGCGACCTGAGAAATGAGGAATCACCATCCAGCGAAATGACAGCCAGAGAAAACGGTCACATGGATGGCCCAACATCGAGCAACCCATATGAGGTCTAGGTTTTTCTTGCTTCGCTTCTCTCATTTGATAAATGAGATTTTTAATGTTGATAGTGGGTTCAGGGATGACGGCCATATTTTATCCTATACGCATGGCGCCTACGAGAGACGCCAGCGGGAAAGGGTTATTGTTTCACCCACGGCGGTGGGCTGTTTACTGGCACAGTGCCCTCAATAACGGCCTGCTTTGGAATGCTCGCAGGGATGGCACCCTCAGTTGCTTTGTAGCCCTTGATGTCGTTGACCTCGGGATAGGCGTCTTTTGCTGGCTTAATAACGACGTTAATCATGCACGAAGCTCCAAGTAGCTCGTCAGTGTCTCTCACACCTTTTTTTCCAATAGCGCGCAGTAGCGCAGCAAACTGCTGATGACCAATACGCTCGGCCTCGATGCTAGGATTTTTCACGTTGTAATTTTGGAATACGCAGCGGCCTTGCATCGAGGGGCCGATAATGGCAAATGTGGTCTTGATATACTGGCCATTACCCGCTTTCGTCGCGCACAGCTCGGCCTTCGTGCAATTGGCCTGATACCATCCGGCGGGGATGGGGGTGCTTTCGGGGATGCCTTCGGTTGAAAATGGTTGGTCTAATTGCATTGTTATTTCTCCTTTTTTGGTGTAAAAATAGAATCGCCGTTTTCGTTTATGTGTTCATGTCCTGGAACGCATTCCAGGAAATTCCCTTCTCCTCCACATGGACAAATGTCATCCATGTGACAACCGCATCCAGCACCACATAAACCATCAAATCCATTATCTGTGAGATATTTTCTAACGATATCTGATATGTTCACCTATTTCTCCTCTTTCTTGTTTATCGAAAAACTAGCTCGGCCAGGCTTCGAGGTTAGGGCCGCTGATAGTGGGCCTGTAATATCTCCATGTGCTTCTTTCCATTCCTTCATATTGAGTTCTGGCTTCCATCGGAACAGATATTTCAGATGCTCCATGAGACCGTACTCATTCGCTAAATCCTGCAAGGACTCTGAATTAACCTTAACATCTAATCTTCCAGTAATTTTTAAATCTTCAATAATTATAGGTTTTGTAATAGATAAAGAATCATCTGTCATTCCTAAAAGTGTTTTTATTTTATCTTCAATCTCGCGACGCTTATCACAAGCGTCACGCTCGAGGGACTTTTGCGCCCACCACTCTTGGCAAAGTAGCTCGATGGGGTAGTCTTTCATAGGGTGCCTCCTATTGTATTATATGTTCCCCATATTCGACGACTACAACATTCACAATTCAGATATAGATTGTTGCTGTTTTTTATGGATGTATTAATTTTAAATTCTTTAGCCTCTGGATTAATTTCATAAAAATATGCCACTAAAACATCCATTTTTAAAAATGGTTTAAAAAGTTTATAAATAATGCTTTCATTTTTTAACTTTTCCATGTTAGAAAAGCACTTATCACACAATATGTATTTCACGCGGCACCTCCTATTTCTTCAATACGCTTTTTAATATGTATGTTCATTTTTTATTCTTAATTTTATTATCATAGAGTGCCTCCTATCTTGCGAATTATCTGACCAAGGTCGGGCGGCTCCCATGGTGAGAGCTTTCCGCTCCTCGATTTAGCGAGCCACGCACCATCACCATCAGTCATAAGGGCGCGTTGGGTGACTCCATCGGAATCCTTTTCAATGCGTAGCGCTAAGACCTCATCAAAAAAGTAAGGGATAGCCTGCCCTGTTTTCTGACCAGGCATCGAGGGACCGTAGAGCATTTTGGCTGTCTCATCCTGGGTTTTGTCGAGCTTGGCGCTCATGTAGACGTGTTTTTTGATGTCTCGAAATGCACGGATAAGGTCGTGCATTTGGTCGGCCATCTCCCCGTACGCCTTACGAGGGTCTTTATTGATTTTTTTCTCAGAGGTCAAAACGACTTCGGCGATCTCCGAGATACTATCAAGGCACACCGTTTCAAACGGTTTAGCCTCATCTGATTGGATGAGCCAGGTGTACGCCTCTCGCAGACTCACCATATTGTCAATGGTGACATAGGGCAGCTCATAGGCTGCCAGGCTTAATAGGCCACCCTCCGCTGATAGTGTGATTGGATTAGGCAGCGTGCTAATGAGGCGCGTTTTTCCAGACCCGCTTGACCCATAAACGAGCAGCTTAATGTGACCCGCTCCAAGGCGGGCGGTTGATTGGAGGTTAATCGCCATGGTTCACCCCATTCAATAATAGAAAGATAGGGGCCAGCGTGCAGCCAGCCACCATCCAGAAAATTGTTAGTCCAGTTAGAATTTTATCTGTCATTTCGTCGTCTCCTTATCGCGGTTTGCGTGATTGCAAGTTGCGATGTTAGAAATAGATTGACACAATCATTTAATCATGTCAACATTTATTTTCATTTATTTTCATTTATTTTTCAAAAGGAGAAAGAAAGATGCTAACTATTAAAGAACTCAGGAAGATTTTGAAGCCATTAAAAATGAGTCAAATAGCGGATGCTTGCGGAATTACCCCACATATGCTGTGGTATTACATGCACCACGAAAACCCTTCGTACGCTCTTGTCTATAAAATCGTCACCTATCTGGAATCCATAGGTATCCACATCGAGGAGAAAAAGAAATAATGGCATCTTTAATAAGTATTCTTGGCGGGCCGTTCGTCGTGCCCGACGAAATATCACCGGAACAACAGTTAAAAGACGCCATTAGGAAAGAAGGATTGACCCCACCTGAACAGATATTTCTCGACGGCAAACTCCATAGATTTGCATCCGGCACCAAGGGCGAGCCCGGACACGGCGATAAACCGGGGTGGTATGTGGCGTTTTCAGATGGCGTTCCTGCGGGGCGTTTTGGATGTTGGCGTGCAGGTATCGAGAATACATGGAAGGCGGACCATGAGCCCCTCACCATGATTGAGGATATGAATTTGTCTCGACGCATCAGCGAGGCAAAAGTCATTCGAGATGCGGAACTCGAAAAGGTTCGAGCTGCCAGCCTCGACGCCATTGAAACCATTTGGTCAAACGGAATGCTGGCCCTCGAATCTCACGCTTATCTCGTCAAGAAAGGTATTCAACCGCATGGTGTCAGAATTACAGGTGACGGGCGTCTGATGGTCCCTCTTTTCGACGAGAAGAATGACATTTGTTCTATTCAGTATATTAATGTGGATGGTGAGAAATTATACCATTCAGGGGCACCCACGAAGGGCAAATTCTGGATGTTGGGAACGCTCGACGAACCGGGCGTTTTATATGTTGCCGAGGGATTTGCTACGGCAGCCACCATCCACGAAGCCACCATGAGGCCATGCGTTGTGGCCTTTTCAGCCTCGAATATCGTGCCCGTTGTTGAGGGATTTCGAGAACGAAACCCGAATCAACTCATTACCATCGTAGCAGACAATGATAAAAATGGTATCGGTCAAAAGTATGCAGACCAGGCTAGCGCCAAATACGGAGCGACGGTAATCGTTATACCTGTCGAGGGAATGGATGCGAATGACTATGCAGGCATCAAAGATTTAAACGCACTCCTTGAACCGAAGAAGCCGAAGGCATATTTGATATCAGTAAAAGATTTTGCAACAAAACCCGCGCCTATTAAATGGCTCATTAAAGGATGGCTCCAAGACAATGCATCTATCATGTTATTTGGGCCTAGTGGCCTCGGGAAGACGTTTCTTGCCTTAGACTGGGGATTACATATAGCCAGCGAGAAAAACGACTGGTTAGGGCGCAAGATTAATCATGGACCCGTTGTTTATCTCGCAGGTGAAGGGCACCACGGCATCAAAGGACGTGTTGCCGCTTGGATGCAATCGCACCAAGTAACTGATGTAGACATGGTTGTCTCGACGGATTCTTGTGATATTAATACGCCAACGGGTTATGATTTTTTATTAAATCACATCACATCACTCTCGAAATCTCCTCGATTAATTATCATTGATACATTAAACCGTTTCTTTTTTGGTGACGAGAACTCAGCCAAAGATACCAAGACAATGCTTGACGCCTGCAAAAATCTCATGGTGGCGTTTGATTGTAGTGTGATGATTGTTCATCATACGGGCGTATCCGACGAGGCTCAACATCGCGTCAGAGGTTCTAGTGCTTGGAAAGGCGCAATGGACATTGAGATAGGGATAGGTAAAGCAAAATGCAAAGACCCGGTTATCGAGGTGACGCAACGAAAGTCAAAGGATGCTCAAGAAGAAAATAATATATATTTACATTTGCAGCCCGTCGATATCAATGGATGGTTAGATGATGAAGGCAAACAAGTATCGAGTGCCATTATTATGGAGTGTGACAAAGATGTCGAAAGGGAGGAAAGAAAAAGTTCAAAGCCGAGCCCCATATTCACATGGAAGAAACAATTTGAACGTGCATGGTTTAAGGATGGGTCGCACGTTATTGTCATTAATTCAATTGAAGTTCCATTTATCACAAGAGACGGACTAAGAGACATTTTGATTATCGACGGATACAGTAAGTCGGGTATAAAAAATCACCTAAACCCAAATGAGACAAATCGTCTTATTGGTGGGTTGATTTTAGCTGATATGATTGACCAACATGAAGATGGTTGGGTTGTTTCTGATGAGCAATGGATTGGAATTATGATGATGTTAAAAAACAATCACATAACATAGGAGATAAAATGAGCGTCTATTCTGATAAATGCAAATCACTTCGTAAACATATCAACCATGAAAAACCGATACCATATGATAATGAGTATGCACCCACAAAGCGAATGGCCGAGCTTGTATGTAAAATGTCTTCGTGTGGTGTCCCTATCAGTCAGATTGCCGCCATGTGCAAATTGAATGTAGAAATGACACGGAGATATTATGGCGATGATATTGATAGAGGACTCATAGAGACAAGTCATAAAGTAGGTCAAGCGATTGTTGACAAAGCCATTGAAGGTGACATGACAGCGGCCTCATTGTGGGCTAAAGCAAACATGGGGTGGTCGGATGTTAAACGCCATGAATTTCTGGGTGCGATTAAAATTGACAAGATTGAGCGGGTGATTATCGACCATGTGATAAGTGATGGGGAGGAGGAATGAAAGAAGATATTTGCTATGGATGTGAATCAATAGAAAGAATTAGAACAAACATATGGAGGAGTCATGGAATATAGAGCAGGGGTGACGGAGTCTGTCAAAGACATTGAAAGAGAAATTTGGAATACGGAAGGTCAACTTATGCTAATTGGAGGACTCAAGGAGGATAAAGTTTTACACAGAACCATACGCTATGTTAGATTTTGTAGACGGCTTGTTTTTTTACTTGAAAAACGAGGCGCGTTTAAAGATATTGAAGAAATTATGAAAGATGTATACGGGAAAGAAGATATTAACGATTATGATTTTGACATATAAAATTATGTTTTAGATTATCGCCAGCCTGAAAAAATTCCAGCGAAAACTTAAAAATTCCTAGTCGATTCAATCTATTAAATTTGAGGTGTCCGAATTTTAAAAAAACCACCATCAGGAAGGGGGGTTTCTGTCTTTTTTCGTAGTCTAGATTTGGTGTGTGCGATAAAAACATATCACTACATCTTGCGTTAGGTTATCCATGCGTCAAAGCTCCTATCCGTTGATTCTAGGCGTTAGTTTTGGGGTCAAGGTACTAGTCTTAACTCCAAAAGTAAGGGCTAGAATCGAGAGTGAAGAAGGGAATTGACGAGGGAAGAAAAGGTAAAACACCAACGGGAAAAGATAGGTTACTGGCTATCGGGAAAGGTTAAGGGAAAAGAGAAGGAAAAGAAGGGGGAAAAATGACGAGGGAAGATAGGGTAAAACGGGGGAAAAGATAAAAGGAACTATTTCAGCAAATTTAAAACTACGCCGGAATCGTGAAAATTGCTATCGAAGTAAAATTTAGTCAATGGAACTGACTTTTCTTCATATGCGGATTCACCTGTTTTAAGATAATTGGCATTGTCAAAAAAATGAATGCTTTTAAAATTCTTTGAAAATTGAATTAGCGTAGTATTTGAACCTGTATCTATACGGTATACTCTCGGTTGAAAAAATTCAGTTTCTTCATATGAGCGTAAGTTTTGCAGAACCCACCCTAAAGGGTTCTCCTGTGTCGCAACATATCCAACGGTTATTATGTTATTCAAGTGATACCATTTTGGATTTGATTCGTATCGGGGTGTCATTGTTTTATCCTCATTTCAAAAGGTTAATAATTTCTTGCGCGCGTTCATTATGATCAATAACACACGTTATAATATTACCATCATATGATTTTAATAGTTGCGGCAATAATTCCCGTGGTAATTCTTCGCTAATTGCATTTAGTGCCGCTAGTTTATTTATAGTAGTTTTGAGCCGAAACATCTTGGCTAGTTCCATTCGTGCCATATATTTGTTGTCTAATGATTCTGATTTTAGCAGGTCAATGATGTTTTGCATTATATCACCTCTTCTTTTTCTTTTTCGTTTAGAATATATTTAACGGCTTTCGTAGCGTTTCCACTAGCATGCACAATCAATTTCTTGTCATCCATTAACGCGCGTTTCCAGTTTTGTATATAGGCTACAGAATTGTTTAGTAGGTTATCATTTAGAATATTACATTTGCAATTTAACATAGCACTACCAATTTCTGCTATCAATTCCTCCTTGCTGTATGTTTCACTTCCAAAGTTCACGGATTCTGTTACGCCTTTTCTTGCAAGTCTGCTTTTGTGTCCTGTACTATGTACTAATTCGTGGAACATTGTACTATAGAAATCATTCTCAGTTGTAAATTGCGCTTTTAGGGGAAGGGTAATCGAATCAATTGAAGGTTGATAAAAAGCACGATTACTATTGATTATATTAACGGTTGGTCGATTTGGCATGTTTGAAAGAATATATTCACATGCTAGGTTTTCAAATGATTCCTTTATTTCTTTTGTTTCTTTTGTTTTTAGTCCCTGTAGATTTTCACATTGTGAAATATTGAACACGTTGAAATATTTCAGAATCGGAACGGTTTTTTCTTCTTTTGTTTCCTTGTCTTTCGTTTTTACCATACTCCAATATACAATAAGAGTAGACTTCTCGCCTTTTTTTACACTCCCCTGTAAATCTTTCGCTTGCTTGAATGTTAGCCAAGCATTTTCTGGATACTTTTTCATTTCTTGGATTAATCCAAGAATCATAATATTAATTCCTTGATATTCCCTACCCGTTGCACCATTATAAGGTGTAGTGGCGTCTGTCCACGGTCTAAGCCAAGGGATAATCCCCTTGTTTAAACCATCCAATACAAGGTCTGTTACTGTTTGATAAATGTCTTTTTTTTCAGTTTTATAGTCCATTGATTTTTCCTCGTTTCGGCGCAATGCCGGTTTGAGATTTTTTTTTGAAAAAATTACCTATAATATTAATAACTATTTGTTAGATTTTTCATGGTTACAATCCTTTCAATAGTTTGTTAATGATGGTTGATTTACTCATAGACAATGATGTGGATTTATGGCAACACACACCGCGATAAAACGTGACTCCTAGGAGCCTACGAGAGATTATAAGGCCAGAGTATTGCTCGTCGTGGCCAAACACCACGTCGAGATTATTGGATAGGTTATGGCTCATGGTTAGTTAGTCCTCATAACGAGGTCATAAGCGTCCCAAGTGTCACAGCATATTAGTGTATCGTCCTCGAGGGATACGATGTTATAGGTGGCCGTTATTGGCTCGCCATCTTGACATTGGCATACGGTCCCTGATGCATCAGGATGCATCCTGAGGGCTAGCACGTCATCTATGTGGATTAATTTGGTCGTCATGGGTAACTCCTAGGTTTTGGCCATTTCGCGCAATGCGTGTCGGCTTGTTATGGTTTATTACCAACTATAGGATTAAATCAAGATAGTTTATAGTCATATCTAGGACTGTATTAACTAATATCCCTCCTCTACTAAAACTCTCCAAATCCTATTTTCTAGGGAGACATTACGTCCCCCATTTTTACGATCACGCACAATCACCCCTTCTAGCTGGGGTTCGCTGATCGAGGAGTTGTAATCACTCCTCTTTATTACAATATGCCATTTCTTGCTTTTGGCATGTAAACTCCATGCCATTTGGTAATAAGACCCAACACTTGGTTGGGTGTCTTCTTGGTCAAGACGACCAAGTTCTTGACATTGCACAACATGTTTGCTTATTAAAGACATAATTAATGAATTATTATTCGTTTGAACTCGGCGCATTAGTAACTCCTGTTTTTTTTTGGCCGGTTAGCGTTATGCTGGTCGGCCTGTTATGATTAAACCTATATGCAGTTGGCATGCCAGATATTTAGGAATGAGTAAGTGATTGAAAAGATTAGAATAGTGAATAAGTGAATGACAGAGATATTACAATAAGTGCGTAATTCTTTACACACCACATGTTAGTATTCATATCTTATCAATAGTTTAGATGTGTTGTTTATTTTCACAGTGTGTATACTTTTTGCAACACTTTTGGAAGGGATTGGCTCGGATAGTTGACACCATATGGGAGGTATTTATTTTTTTGATTTATTTTTTTGCCTATCGGTACTACTGACACCATGTTAGAGTATATGGTTAGCTAGTGCTTATTTATATCGGTAGTGTATAGTGTATAGCTAGCATAGAGAGTAAGATAATTGGTTACAATATGATACCGCACAAAAAGGCACAAAAGCGCACAAATGTGCGTGTGCGTTTTTTGACGCAAAACGTACCGCACAAAAACGCACAAAAGACCGTAGGTCTTGTGCGCTTGTGCGTGTGCGTTCCGTTTGTGCCTCGTAAGTCATTGATATTATTAGAGTGAAAGCTAAGTACTTGAAATTATTAGAACAGACTTTTCGTAGTACATAGTAGTAGATATATATAACTTAACTTATCCTTATCATAGTGCTAATAGCTAGCCGTGTGCTTTAGGCTAAGGCTTAGGATAAGGATAACCTTAGCCCATGGTGTCAATGGCTAGCCCGCCTGCCCTCCTCATGGATTGACTTGAGCGGGTGATTGTGGCAGTCTGTTAGTTGCGAGCGATTCTAGAGGCGATTAGAGCCCCTCCTTGTTATGGCGTAGGGGTTAGGCTAGGCCGTGATTAATCCTAGCGTGTGGCGTGGTAGTTGAGGAGGGGGATAGCCTTGGATTATGGAGGGATAAGTGCTTGATATCATTAACTTGACGCAATGTGTTATGGCTGCTAGATATAGGCTAGGCAGGTATCTGGCTGGCGGGGGGGTATACCAACGAGGAGGGGTACGTGGTTTGGCATGAACGTATACGTATTGCAGTCGCCATTAAATTTACACTTTTCAAGAAAGATGATTCACACATGGATGCAGAAGCTATAAAGAAAATACAAGAAGAATATTTTAAAGTCAAAGGGATGTACAAAGACCTCAGTGAAAAGAACATAGGAATAATAGAATCATTTCTGTTTAACAATGATTATATGATAATATCAAGAAAGGAATATAAAGAACTACAAGACCTAAAAGAGTTCTGCGAGAGGTTGGAAAAGTAACATGCAAACCATCCTTATCTACTTCATGCTATTAGTAACTAAGATAGCCCTATATATATTCCCTATACAACTATGAACTCGCTCGTCCCATTCTAACAATGGAGAAACAAATGCAGATTAATACGCCAGTTCAAAAAAGATAAAGGTTACTTATGCAAATCTCAACCCCACGCTGGTGTCTCCCTCTTCTCGCTCCAAGTAGATACAAAGGCATTAAGAGCGAAGGGAGCACGTTATGAAAATATCAACGCCTAGATGGTGTTTACCATTACTTCAACCTTCCCGCTATAAAGGCATCTACGGCGGTCGAGGCTCTGGCAAATCTCACTTCTTTGCCGAACTGGGCGTAGAGCACCTCGTTATAAACCCACAACACCGCATGGTGTGCATCCGTGAAGTTCAACGAACCTTAGCCCAATCGGTCAAGCGGTTAATCGAGGATAAAATAATCTCACTGGATGTTGGGCACCTCTTCCAAGTCACCGAGAATGAAATTAGAACACAAGCCAATGGTTTAATCATCTTTATAGGTATGCAAGACCGGACGGCTGAAAGTATCAAATCCTTGGAGGGCTATGACATCGCCTGGGTAGAGGAGGCTCAGTCTCTTTCCCAACGGAGCCTTGACCTCCTCCGTCCAACCATTCGTTCCCCACATTCTGAACTATGGTTCTCTTGGAACCCGCGGTATCCTAGTGACCCAGTAGACCGACTCCTACGTGAAGACAATCCACTCAACCAAATATCTCAAGCCAAACCACCCCCGGGTACCATAACGGTCAAGGTCAACGGAGATGAAAACCCCTGGTTTCCCAAAATCCTGCTCACAGAAATGGAGTATGACCGTGGCAGGGATATTGACAGGTATAACCATGTATGGCGGGGAGCCTACTTAACATCCAGTGAAGCGACCGTGTTCCATAATTGGTCAATCAGGGAATTTAACCTAATACCAACGGACCATAGCACAAAACCTCCCTATGGTGTGCTTTTGACGAATGGTGCCAGTGGGCCTGTCCGTGTTGATAATCCAGGCGACGAACCGTTAATCTTTCGCTTTGGTGCCGACTGGGGCTTTGCGAAAGACCCAACAGTGCTCGTGCGGTGTTTCATGATTGATAAAACCATCTATATAGATAATGAAGCCTGGTCCATTGGTTGCGAAATCACAGACACACCGAATTTGTTCAAAACCATACCTGAATCCTTACGCTACCCGATTATCGCCGATTCAGCACGACCTGAAATTATATCACATATGCGAAAACAACGATTCAACATTATCCCTTCCAAGAAGGGTGCCAAATCCGTCGAGGAGGGCATCCGTTTTCTGAAAGGCTATGACATGGTGGTGCATCCGAGGTGCAAACACACGATTGATGAGCTAACAACATACTCCTACAAAATTGACCCACATACCAACGCCATTCTTCCGGTATTGAAGGATACCAAGAACCATGTGATTGATTCGCTGAGATATGCGTTTGAAGGAGTCCGTCGGGTCAAGACACCGAATATACCGAAGGGGTTTAAGCCGTTGCCGACAAGGAATATGTGGAATAAAAAGAGGTAAAAAATCCCTCGAGAATTTGCCGTTCTCAAGGGAAACAAAGAACAACAGCAGTGCACGAGAATGTAGCGCACTTTAAGAAAGAATGCAAGAAATAAACGATAGCCTATCGACCATTCTATCAACATCTATCAACCATGACGATATAAAACCATCAAATGTACAACTTTAACCCGATTGAGAAAAATTATGATTGAAAACATTGTTTCATTAAACCAACTAAAAAACGTGTCACGCTTCTTTATATTCGGACAAGGACTACTTGCAGACGATTTACAAATGTTCTTATCTGGCGCGTTTCCCGGCCGTTTCTTTGGATTCATCGGTATGGATGATGGAAGGCATGGACCAAGTCAATACTCTATATTCCCGATTCACTACGCAACGGGAATGCTTTGCAAGGGTGACTTCGTTTTTTTATGTGAAGAGAATCAATCTGTAGTCAATACCCTACAAGCATTACAGGTTCGTATGGGGTATGGTGAGAATCTTGTGACTATCTATCGGACGTATGAGCTACCGACGTTCGTGATGTTTTTGGAGAAATATGCAAAAAATTATTGCTTTGCTTTAGACATCGGCGCGAATCACGGACTGACAACGGCTCTTATGGCGTATTACTGTAACCATGTTCACGCTTTTGAACCGTCTCCTATCCTGCAAGGCTCCATAGGACATCATACAAAATATTGTCAGAATGTAACGATTCATGAGATGGCGGTGTCAGATGTGGATGGGCCAATAACCGTCTATGACGTAGACGGCTCCAATACAACCATGAGACCGACAGCGGCAGGTGACTTTTATGACGTTCAATCGACGACAATAGACACGTTTTGTAAGACAAAAAATGTTAAACCAAAATTAATCAAAATCGACGTGGAGGGAGTTGAAAGTGAAGTCATTTTGGGAGCTATGAAAGTGATTGAAGCGTGTAGACCTGTCTTATTTTTAGAACACCCCCTATTGAACGCGGGTGCATATGCGATTGACAAGGATAAGGCTACGAAAGTATTAAACTTTCTAAAATCAGAGTACACATTGTTAGCGTATCCTGATTTGAATAGCCTATGTGATTGTGATGACATAGGTATGCCGCTTGACGATTACGTTCTGACATACAAGACATTTCCGACAAATATAGCAGCGGTTGTCTAACCACAACATCTTGTGCTAGGTAAACCCTCCAGCATACCATATCTCGTATGCTTTGTAAATTAAGTGTTGACACTCACAAATAATTGCTTCATTCTAAGAAGCAATGTCACGCCCTTCCAAAGCAGCCAGGTTACAAGCCATTCATGACACGGCGCTCCGTTCGTTTGACGAGATTCAAACGGCGCTTGCGGATGAACGCGTTCAGTGTCTCCAAGACCGTCGTTTCTATTCCATAGCAGGAGCGCAATGGGAAGGGGCACTCGCAGAACAATTCGAAAACAAACCCCGCTTTGAAGTGAACAAGATTCACCTGTCGGTGATGCGCATTATCTCCGAATATCGAAACAATCGAATCACGGTGGATTTTATCCCGAAGGACGGTTCAAAGAACGACAAGCTCGCGGACACCTGTGACATGCTGTACCGTGCCGATGAACAAGATAGTTGTGCCGAGGAAGCCTATGACAATGCCTTTGAGGAGGCCATAGGCGGTGGGTTTGGGGCATGGCGATTGCGAGCCGAATTAGAAGACGAAGAAGACGAGGAGAACGAACAACAACGCATACGAATTGAACCCATTTTCGACGCGGATAGTTCCGTTTTCTTTGACCTGAATGCAAAACGTCAAGACAAATCCGACGCGAAGGAATGCTTCGTAATTACAGGCATGTCAAAAGATGCCTTCGAGGAAGCGTATCCAACGCCAGATGGTTTAAATCGGTACCCGTCGAGCATGAATAAGAGCATCACGCAATCTCAGTTTGATTGGGTAACACCGGATGTTGTATATGTCGCGGAATATTATCGAGTGGATAAGAAACCGACGACGTTCATTACATTTGCGGGAATTATGGGTGATGAAGAAGAGGTATCCGAGGACGACCTTGACGAGGAAAAACAATCGGCGCTCGATGCGACAGGGTTTAAAGAATCGTCGAGAAAAACCATCAAGAAACGCGTGGTTCGGAAATACATCCTGTCAGGGGACCGAACCATCGAGGACTGCGGCATCATTGCAGGTAATCAAATTCCCGTGGTTCCCGTTTATGGAAAACGGTGGTTTATCGACGGTGTGGAACGGTGCATGGGTCACGTCCGATTGGCGAAGGATGCCCAACGCATCAAGAATATGCAGCTCTCGAAACTGGGCGAACTGTCCTCACTCTCTTTCCTCGAAAAACCCATTCTCACACCGGAACAAATCGCCGGACATCAAATCATGTGGGAGGATGACAACATTAAAAATTGGCCATACCTCCTCGTAAACCCGATAACAGACGCGAGTGGACAACAACTTAACCAAGGGCCATTAGCCTATACAAAAGCTCCCAGTGTCCCCCCTGCAATGGCGGCGCTCCTCCAAATAACCGACCTCGATATGCAAACGCTCCTCGGTAATCAAGGAGCAGGGGAAGAAGTGAGGGCGAATCTTTCGGGACATGCCGTCGAGCTGGTCCAGGGGAAGATTGATATGCAGTCCTATATCTACATCTCAAATATGTCAAAAGCCATTAAACGAAGCGGTGAAATATGGCTCGGCATGGCAAAAGATGTCTTTGTCGAGGAGAAACGTAAGGTTAAGGGGATTGATGTTCACGGTGAAACATCCTCGATTGAGCTGATGCGACCCGTTCTTTCAAAGGATGGCGATGTTGAGCTTGAGAACGACCTATCACGCGCAAAATTCGACGTGGCGGTGACGGTAGGGCCGATATCCGCCTCGAAGCGTTCAGCGACCGTCAAGGCGCTCACGGGCATGATGGCAATCAATCAAGACCCAGAGACGCAGCAGGTTTTAAGCGCCATGGCGATGATGAATATGGACGGCGAGGGGGTTATAGATGCGAGGGATTATTTCAGGGGCAAGCTCGTTAAACTAGGCGCGATGAAACCGACGGAAGAAGAAGCGCAACAGATGGCACTAGAAGCCCAACAGCAAGGACAAGATCCGCAAGTGGCCTATTTGCAAGCCGCTGCCGCACAAGCCCAAGCTGAGGGCGAGAAAGCCCAAGCAGGGGCAATGCTAGCGGCGGCGAAGGTTGAGGAAACAAAAGCAAAGACCATTGCGACCTTGGCGGGTATCAGTCGCGACGACCAGAAGCAAGTTTTAAATACTGTCAAGACGGCATCGGATGCCATGTTTCAAAAGCATGAGAACGTCCGTAAAAACGTCGAGATGGTTCACAATAGTAGACAGCAACATCAACAACTATTAGATGGTTCCGGTGCCGGCGCTATCCTTCCAACGCCGACAATTGAAGGGCACCAACGAAAACAAATGGAAGAGGAAAAGAACAAACCGTATGGAAACGAACCAGGGTATTCCCTCGGAAGAGGAGCTTGAGAAAGACGACGTAGAGGAACCAGAAGAAGAAGAACAGGAAGAAAAGCCAGAGGAGGACGAAGGCTCAGACGATGATGAACTTGTTGTTTCGATTGGCGATGAGAAGCCACCTGAGGAGGACGACCGAAAGGCCGCCGGATGGATTCGAGAACTTAGAAAAAGCCATAGAGAAACGGTTAAGAAGAATCGGGAGCTTGAAGAAAAACTACAGTCATTAACGAGTGCTCAGCCTTCCCAAGCGGTGAGAAAAAAACCAACGCTTGACGACGATGACATCAACTTTGATGCTGAAAAATACGAAAAGGCTCTTGAAGATTGGCACGAACAAAAACATCAACACCGTAAAGAAGAAGAGAAGCAAAAACAAGCACAAGAGGCAGTCCAAAAAGAATGGCAAAGCAGGTTAGACAGTTATGGAACAGCCAAAAAGGCGTTGAAGGTGAAAGACTTCGACGACGCGGAAGCCGTTGTGCAGGAACAACTATCTATGATTCAACAAGGGATACTTCTTCAAGGCGCGGAAAATGCGGCTTTGCTGGTGTATGCACTTGGGAAGAACCCGAAGAAAGCGAAAGAACTTGCATCCATCGCGGACCCTGTAAAGTTCACAGCTGCACTTGTGAGGACTGAAATGAGCTTAAAAACGGGAACACGAAAAGCCCCGCCGCCTGAAACACGGGTGAGTGGAACAAAGGGCGCGGCAGGGTCCGTTGACTCGAATCTTGAGAGACTACGCGCTGAAGCAGAACGAACAGGCGATATGTCAAAAGTGATTCAATATAACAGGCAACAAAAACTAAAACAAAAAGGATAGAAAATCATGGCAAACGCATTTAATAAAGAAGAACGTATCGGCTTTGAGAACGTCTTGGAGAAATTCCAAGATGCTCTCGTACTCTCAAAACAAGTCACCGTATCGCGTCCAGATTCTCAGATGACGGAACGCTCAGGGAATACCATTTGGCTCCCCGTTCCCCCCATCATGCAATCATTCGCTGGTACAGATATGACGGGTAATTGGGTAGACAATACCCGTTTGGCCGTTCCCGCAACGATTGGCTTTCCTCGGTCGGTGCCGTTTGAATTGACGGGCGCTGAAATGCGTGACCCGTCGCAAGCGAATGCACTTCGAGAAGCCGCAGCTGACAAATTAGCCTCTGACATCAACTTAGCCATCATGTTAATTGCTGGCTATCAGTCTACGCTCGTCGTGTCGCGGCCTGCCGCTTCTGTTGGGTTTGACGATGTGTCTCAGTGTGAAGCGATTATGAACGAGCAAGGCGTCGTACAACGTTATCGTAATATGGCGCTTTCGACGAGAGACTATAACGGCATGGCGTCCGATTTGGCGAATCGAAACAACATGCTTGGTAAGAAAGTCGAGAACGCTTGGGAAGAGGCGTATTGTGGCCGCGTCAGTGCGTTCGATACCTTCAAACTCGATTACGC